TCATTACCCGGATTATTCTTAACCTTCTTCTTTTTCCTATCAATAGAATCAAGAAAAAGGAGCTGCGCCTTGAAGGATTCCATAACAATTTTCTCAATCTCAGGCAAAGTCCATCGAATTGACTTGCACTCCGCATCCGGAATGTACTTGAAGGTCTGACAAGTAAGATAAGTTGTATGTCCGTAAGTTTTTCTGAGCTTTCGCCCACAGTGACCACAATAGTAAACACAGTTGGTTATATCCGATGGTTTTCTACTATATCCTCTAACATTACGGATAGATTGACGAGCCTTATGAAATTCCTCATGCGTTACAATAGCTTCATGCATTCCCTCATTTATAATCCAATCCTCTTGCGGAACAGGTCTTTGTGACCTATCTCTGAGTTTTCGGTTTTCTCGTGTGTGGTTGACCATCGCACCAACATATTTATAATTTCCAAGAATATTAAGTACAGCATTATGAGACCACATAAGAGGCTTCTCACAAAGCATTCCTTTCCTTCGCTTTACTCCTTTTGACTGCAAGGGTGTAGGCACATTGCTCTCATTGAGATATACCGCCACCTCCGAGGTACTTTTCCCGGCAATAATCATCTCAAAAATCATTCTTACAACAGGAGCAGTTTCAGGATTGATAATCAGGTGATGTTTATCCTTTGGGTCCCTCTGATAACCGTATGGTGGAACATTTACATACTTTCCGGTCTTCATTCTGCTTCGCTGAGCAGAGCGCACCTTGATAGACAGGTCCCTACTATAATAGTCATGTAGGATATTCTTGAATGCAATATCAATTCCCACATTTGTTCCAATATAATCCTCACTGTCATAATTGTCATTAACAGCAATAAATCTTATTCCTAAGAAAGGGAAAAGATGCTCTAAATAATCTCCAACCTCCAAATAGTTACGCCCAAAACGAGAAAGGTCCTTCACAATCACACAGGAAATTTGTCCGCTTTTTATCAGCTCTAACATTTTTTGAAAAGCAGGGCGTTCAAAATTAGTGCCGGTAAATCCATCGTCAACAAACTCTGTAAAGGGTAGATTTTTGAGGCTGTCATCCGCAAGAATGTATTTCTTGACCAAAGTACGCTGTCCAAAAATGCTATTACTCTCATCTTTGTGTGTATTTTTCTTTAAGTCAAAATCTTCTAACGAGACTCTGAGGTATATGCCAATATGCTGCTCCATCACGCAACCTCCCTTCTTCGTTTCTTGTAAATGTCCTTCGCTGCCTTGAACTCGTCCATATAATTAAGAGTAATATCTATTCGCTTATTCTCATACAGTTTAATATTTTGAACAAAAGCCTCCACAACTTCCTTGTTCAATTCCTGAATGTTTCTGTACTTATCAATCAAATAAATCCAATGAGAATATCTGTCCATTGAAGTTGTTTCCTCGTCAATCTGTGCTTTCAACTCCACTAGATGTTGCTGTAGTTCACTAATTTCCTTAGAGTAGGTAACTTTTGAAAACTGATATTCTTCTTCATCAATCAATCCTTCCTTCAAATCCATATAAAGACCAGTTCGTAATGATTCTCTCTGCTGAATTTTCTTCTCCAAATCCCTTATATCTTTTTCTATATTATATCGCTTACTCTCCCTCTGCTCTTTGGCTTGTAGCTTAACAATAACTTCTTTGTGCTTTATAAATAGCTTAATGTGTATCTGAATCGTAGCAAGCACAGCCTCGTCCATCTCTGACTGAGATATAGACTTATCAGAACACCCTCTTTCCCGATGTTCCACGAATGTAGGACATTTGAAGGTAAAATATGCCTTGTCTTTTTTTGTACTAATAGAACGACACAGCTTGATAACTGCACCACAGTCCGCACATATAAGCCTTTTCCCATAAATATTTACAGCCTTTGGAAGATAGCTGTACTTACCGGCATTACCTTTATGTGCCTCCGAATTACGCTGATTCACCATCTGAACCTTTTCAAAAATTTCCTTTGGAACAATGCCCTCATGTGTATTTTCCACCAGAATCCACTCATCCTCATTAGTGAAATGAAACGGAATACCCTTATACAAAGCTGACCTACACCTAGCCTGTGCCAAATTGCCTATATAGACTACATTCTTTAATAAATCTGTAAGCACATGTCGATTCCAGAGAAGTCCTGTGCCTTTCTTATTGTTATTAGTAATAATTCCGTTTTCATACCGATAACGACCCGGAGAAGGGACATCCTCCTGATTTAAAATCGTAGCAATACTACCAATTCCCATACCTGAAGCTCTCATCTCAAATATACGATTGACCACTGGCACAAGTACCGGGTCCGGAATCAGATGATTCTTATCTAGTGGGTCTTTCATATATCCATAAGGAGCATAGTTTCCTATATACTCACCTCGTTCAATCTTGCCTTGCAAAGCTGAACAAACCTTGCGAGAAATATCCTTTGCATACATATCATTTGCAATATTCATAACAGACATAGACATATCTGCAGAAGAACTTTTGAAAGCTGTGTCATAACCATCGTTAATTGCAATCAAACGAAGATTAAGCATAGGACAAATCTTTTCAATGAAGTTACCGGTATCAATATAATTTCGTCCAAGGCGGGATAAGTCTTTTACAATGACACAATCAATTTCACCCACACGAACCCTTTCAATCAATTCCTGAAACCCTGGTCTATTGTAGTTTGTACCGGTGAAACCGTTATCCGTAAACTCTCCGCAAAAATCAAACTGTGGTTTTCCCTCAATATAATTGTGAAGAAACTGGAGCTGTGCTTCCAAAGAATCTGCACCTTTTCCGTTATCTTCAACAGATAATCTGGCATACAATGCTGTCCTATATATCTGTACTGACTGTTCCTTTTTTTTAACAGTTGAGGCTGTTGTATAGGCATTATTCTTTTTACTAACTCTAGCCATGCTTACGCCTCCCTCCTTTTAAGAACATGCAGTTTATCTTTTTTCTGCTGAAGACCTAGGAATTCTTCAATAGATGCAAATCTGTCTTCATATCGAAAATCCACATTGATATTGCTGCCATCCAACACTTCAACTCTATCAATCAATGCTACAACCATATTTCGCTCAAGCACCTGTATATTTGCAAATTCCCGAAAGCTTTTTAAGAACTCCTGCTGGTCATTCAGTCCGCAAAGTAGAGTATTTTGTTCTCCACGCAACTCCTGTTTTGCTTTTTTTGCCTCCTCTATGCGAGAAGAAAAACCTCTGCGCAAATTTTCATATTCTGATTTATCAATCAAACCATTTTTAAGGTCTTCATAAACAGACAATCTCATTTCCTGATGTTGCTGAATCTCAGCGTCCAGGGCTTCCAACTGACTCTGTAATTTTTTCACCTCTCGTTGCTCCCAGGCTAAATGGTCAATACCGTCCATAGCTTTATCCATATCAAGCACAATGCCTACCTGTATTTGTAAGGAAGTAAGTACTGCTTCTTCCAATTTTTCAGCACGAATAGAATGAGGTGAACAATGTGTACTGTTTTGTTTATTGTTTCCACATACATAATAAAAGTACTTTTTACCATTGCATGGAACCATCTTTCGTACCATTGCACCTCCGCATTCAGCGCAGTATACCTTACCGGCAAGTGGATAAATACAGTCATGCTCACCAACCCTGGTATCTTCACAAAGTAACCTCTGCACCTCATTGAAGGTAACTGCTGAAATAATAGCCTCATGGGTATTCTCTATGCGTTCCCATTGCTCACTGTCCAAATATTCTTGCGTCTTAACCTTGTAACTGATATTCCTTCGTTTACCCTGAATCATGTGTCCACAGTAGACTTCGTTGGTAAGTATGCGTTTCACTGCGACTGCTGACCATGCGGAATATACTGCAACCTTAAAGCCGGTATGATATTTTGAACCATTTTCACGCTTATAATCAGAAGGTGTTGGAACTTTGCGTTCCGTAAGTCGTTTTGCAATAGCTGTATAACTCAATCCCTCTAGCTTCATCTTAAATATATCCTGCACGATAATGGCAGCATATTCATCTATAACCAAATGATTTTTATTTTCTGAATCTCTCTTATATCCAAAAACAGAAAAATTCCCAACGAACAAGCCCTGTTGCCGTTTTACCGAAAGTGCTGAACGAATTTTGCCTGAAGTATCTCTACTGTACTGTTCATTGAGCAAGTTCTTGAAAGGAACCACCAAACCATCAGTTTGTCCCTTTGGGTGCAAGCTATCATAATCATCATTGATAGAAATAAAACGCACTCCAAGCGCCGGAAATACCTTTTCGATATAATTACCAGCCTCCAGGTATTCACGCCCCAATCGGGAAAAGTCTTTAACTACAACACAGTCAACCATCTTCTGTTTTATCGCTTCAACAAGCTTTTGAAAGCCCGGACGGTTAAAGTTTGTACCTGTATATCCATCATCTTCAAATGTTGCAACCACTTCTATGTCAGGCATTTTTAAAAGATGGT